AATGACTAATAAATTTTAGAACATGAAAACCTATTTAATTAAAACGTAACAGAAGTTTAAGATGTCTTTTATTGTTATTTTTTACTTTTATAATTACTAAAATACAAAAAAGGTTTTTTAATTGATTGTTTTTTTGAGTTAATATTCTTGACATCCTCCTTATAAGTTTTAAACTAGAATTTAAGGAGGTGTTTTCATGAAAAACGCTTATAAAGAATATTGGAATAACATGACACTAATGGATGGGACTGCTACTCGAGCTCAATATTGGTGGCCGCAATTGTTGAATTATTTTGTATTAGTTTTATATTCAGTTGTTACTAGATCGTATAGGTATATTGATTTTATGTCTGATGGGACAAATATCATAAAAGAATGGAATATGATAACTATTGTATTTACGATTCTAAGTTTACTTATTTGGCTAGCTAACTTCACAGTTCGTGCCAGAAGACTGCATGATAGGAATCATAGTAATTGGTGGATATTATTTTATTTAATTCCAATAGTTGGATCAATAATAATTTTTGTAACACTAATTTTACCAAGTAAACCAGAAACAAGATGGACAAGAAATCAATCTGAATTTTAATAATCTAAAAATAAACGTCTGGCTCTTTTAGGGCTAGGCTTTTTTATATGAATAAAGTAATAGGTTGAATAGTGTGTATAATTATCGTTAGATAACATATTGTTATTCTTTTTTTAATAAAATGTCTTCCTTTATCTTCTTTAATTAGGTATGATAGTTTTATTGGAGAAAAGGAGAGTGGTTGCTCTGTTTAATGAAAGTAACAGTATAAATAGTGAAAATATTTTTAAATTAGGAAGGAAAATGTTTAATTGGAAAAATATGATTATTGCGTTCTTAATCATAGCATTTATTTTTGTTTTTAATTTTATTTCTGCAATGACCGTAAGAGATGTATCATATTTAGCAATTTATATCTTATCAGCTTTAATTACAATTTTTATCTTGTATAGCATTTTGACAATATTGTTTATTGTGATTTCATATATTCGAGATATACGAATAAAGAAAAAAATAAAAAATTTGAATGATAAGAATCTTTTTATAAGATATGAATTAAATGGCAACACGACAGAATTAGAAGAAATAGTAAAAAAATTAAGGGGAATTTTGAAAAAGATGCAAATATTCCACATAAAGTTGAAGAAATAAAAAAAGAAATCAGAAAAGGAATTTTAATAAATATAAATGGCGAAAACTTAGATGAAATGTTAAATGAAGTGAAAAATTGGATTTTATATTTAAAAACAAAACCTGAAAAGAAAAATGTGACTAGTATAATTGTTTCAATAATTCTATCATTTGCAGGTTTAACATGGATTAGTGAAGGAATTCCTAAAATTTATACAGTTATGCTTAAAGTTTTCGGTAGTACAGTTGAAAATACAAATCTATTTGAAAATACGTTAATTTACATTTTATTAGTGTTGATAATTTTATTAATGGTTATATATTTTGTAACTATGCCAGAAGCTAAAAAAGAAAAAAATAGATTATACTTATTATTTTTGGAAAGTATTTTAGAAGATATAAAGGAAGAAATAAAACAAAAAGAAAAAAATAAAAACACCTAAGGTTAGTTAGGTGTTTTTATAATGCCTAAAATTAGAAAGGAATTATCATTATGGAAAAACTAAACAAAAAGAAGTATCCACATCTAACTGAGATACAAAAGAATCATGAATCAAAAGACATGGATAAGTTAGGCGAAGAGATCATATCACTCACTACCAAGTATGGTTTAACCATGGCTGAATCATCTGCTTTAATGTTTTATGTCACTCAACAAACAATTCAAGCACCACACAATGCTGTGTTCTTAAAAGAAAGATTTGGGTTAGATGTAAGTAATCCTGGTGTGGAAGGTATCTTAAAGGTACAGCAAGCGTTGGTTACTATTTATCTTGAGGAGTTACAGAAAGGAAAGTGATTGGTAATGATTGATGTATCAACTAAGCAAGCTAGAGCAAAATTTTATGGTTCAGCAGAGTGGAAGGCTAAACGAAAAGAAATATTAGAACGGGACAACTTCGAGTGTCAAGATTGCAAAAGATGAAGGAATAGTCACAACTCAATATGATGCAATACTAGAAATTGATCACGTTAAAGAGTTGGAAGATTACCCTGAGCTCGCACTTGATAATGATAATTTAAGAACAAGATGTAAGATGCATCATAATAAAAAACATAAACGTTTTGAGTTCAGAGAGAACAAGAAGAAAAGAAAGTGGGATGATGAATTCGATGTGTTGTGAGATATGGAAGGACATAAAAGATTATGAAGAACTTTATCAAATAAGTAATAAAGGTAAAGTTAGAAATAAAAGAACCAATAATATTTTAAAGAATAACATAGGAACGACAGGTTACTATCAAGTTCATTTGAGAAATCAGGGCAAACCAAGAACGTTTCTGGTACACAGATTAGTAGGTCAAGCATTTGTATTAAACGAAAACAATCTACCAGAAGTAAATCACATCGATGAGAATAAATTAAACAACTTACCTTCTAACTTAGAATGGGTAACATCTAAAGAGAACTGTAATCATGGTACAAGGATAGCAAGATGTAACGGAGTTCGTCGTAACAATACAAAGAATATGAAAGAAGTTAAAGGTGTTAGTTTAATAGGTGATAGAACTATCGTGTTCCCATCAGCTAACGAAGCAGGTCGAAACGGATTTGACAAGTCAAGTGTTATCAATTGTTGTAATGGAAAGCATGGAGCGAAGACGCATAAGGGATATAGATGGTCATATACATAAAGTGGTGAGAAATCTCTAAATTGGGATAGCTCGCCACTTTTATTTTAAAACATTATTAAATCAAGCCCCCGGTCGAAAAAGTTTCATGGATTTGGGGACTGATGGGAACCGGTGGATGGGGTCAATCGTCTAAATATACGAGATAAAAATTTTGCATAGGGGGGTGTAGGACTTTGAGGATGTCAGATTTGAAGAAACAACTTTTCAGACAGATTGATATTAACGACCAAATGGAAGTTGAAAAAGTTGAGCGATACCTTGATTTAGTTAAGCTTTATCGAAAAATGAATAGTTCAATTACAAAATATGGGCCGATGATTGAAGTAGAAAATGGTTCTCAAAAGTTCTTGAAACCTAATCCCGCAATAGCTCAAAAAGTGCAAATTTCTCGTGCAATTATCACGCTAGGTAAAGACCTCAATCTTGATGAACTAGGTAAAAAAGTTGTAACTGATCCAGAAGATTATAACGAGAGTGATTTAACATGATTCATCAAAAGCATGTTGATTTTTATATCAATCAATATAAAAACGGTGAGATTAAGTTAAACAAAGATCGAATTGATTTGATAGAGTACCTGGAGAGAGATGTTCTTTCTCGTGATGATATTTATTTTGATGACAAGATGATTGAGGATTGTATCAACTATGGTGAAAAATGGTTCTTCCCTTTGGAGCCGTTTCAAAAGTTTTTAATCGCATTTGTATTTTTATTTTTCAAAAAGAATGACAGGAATTTTTATCGTAAGTTCCTTTGGTTCTTTGGTCGTGGTGGTGGTAAGAACGGTTTGCTATCTGTTGTTCTTAATTTCTTGCAGACAGAACTTCATGGAATTAATGATTACAACATTTCAATTATTGCTAACTCCGAAGAACAAGCTAAAACTTCTTTTGAAGAAATCTATAATACTATCAAAAGAAATAAGGTTCTTCAAAAAGCGTTTGAATATGGTAAGTCAGTTATTACCAGCAAGAAAACTAATAGTAGTATCAAGTTTAGAACGTCCAACGGAGACACAAAAGACGGTTTAAGAGATGGTGCTGTTGGTTTCGATGAAATACACCGTTATCCAGATAACAAAGATGTAAAGGTTCATATATCTGGTTTAGGTAAAAAGAAGAATCCGAGAGAATTTTACACTGGAACTGATGGTTATGTTCGTGAGGGCTTCCTGGATAACATGAAAGAAAAAGCTAGAAGAGTGTTAAGAGGTGACACGCGCCCTAACGCTCTTTTTCCTTTTATGTGTTTGTTAGATTCAGAAGAACAAGTTGATGATCCAGACAATTGGGAACTAGCAAACCCAATGCTGCATAAACCTTTGTCAGATTATGCTGAAGGTTTATATGAAACAATGTTGGAAGAGTACGAGGATTTAGAAGACGACCCATCAAACAGAGAAGAGTTTATGACTAAACGAATGAACCTACCAGTTACAGATTTAGAAAAATCAGTAGCAACTCGTGAAGAAATGTTAAGAACTGCATATGAAGAAGATTTAACTACTTTAAGAAAGGTTCCGGATGTGAGAGGTAGACAAGCTATTGGCTGTTTAGACTATGCTAGTTTACGAGATTTTGCCGCTTGTGGGCTTTTATTTAAAGTTGATGATGACTATGTCTTTAAGACTCATTCATTCGTTAGAAAGCAATTTGTGGACATTTATTACGGTTACTCAAGAAAAGCAGAAGAGCATAAAAAAGAACGATTTGCACCAATTAAAAAATGGGAGAAGAAAGGTTTATTAACTGTTGTTGATGAACCAACAATTAGCCCTAAATATATTGTTGAATATTTTGTCAAAGCCAGAGAAGAATATGGCGTGACTAAAATAGTTGCCGATAATTTTAGAATGGAAATTTTAGGACCACTATTAAAAGCTGAAGGATTTGAAGTAATAGTTATTAAAAATCCAAGAGCAGCGGATAGTTTGTTGGCTCCTCGTATTGAAGATGCTTTTGCTAATAATAATATTATCTTTGGTGACAACCCACTAATGCGTTGGTACACAAATAACGTGCTTGTAAAGACGAATGCAGATGGTAATAAACATTACCTCAAGAAAGAAGAAGTTAGACGTAAAACAGATGGTTTTAAGTGTTTTTTGTGTGGCATGTGGTGTGCGAAAGAGTTAGAAG